ATCATTCACCACCTGTCCGCTATTTGAAGCTTTTTTTATGGAATTATTGTACTTTAAGCCATTATTTCAAATTCTTTGATTTTTCAATTTGAAAAAGTTTAAAATTTTGGTTTGTGTGAAAGTAATGCCCCCCTTACAGTCCCTCAAACAATTTTAAAAACAGGTTAATGAGGGGGGTATCACTTATCTTATTGGAACGATAATACCATTTCATTTATAACTACACATACTGGCGCATTGTTTGTAAAATCAAACGCATTATTAAATGCCAACGTTACTCTTATGTGATTGCCACTACCTTTATATACAGTTGCTGTGCCATCTATTGATGTTGCTCTTGTAACTAAATAACCACCATCAGAATGTCTTATAGTTAAGTCAAAACTATTTATACTTATTGATGTTATTTTAGTTAATGATTTATGAAGCGGTATAGTGAAATGAATATCTTTTGCGCTACCTGTTAGATGACCTAATGCATTATATAGTGTATCTATTGTTAAAGTTTCTCCACTCATAAAATACATTTCATCTTCCGCTACCAACCTTTTCCAACTACTCCATACACCTGCTGAAGTATATGTTCTTACATATGTATTATAGTCATTTGAATTGGCTGTTCCTGCTCTATACCATATTTGTTTTACCCAATTACTACTTCCTTTCATAACTCTTAACCAACCATTAACCGCTCCACTAGGAACATTTGTTGGAGTATAACTCGCGCTAAAGAAATAGGTTCCTTCGGTTGTGTAATCATTTAAATTTGTATCTGCTGTTTCTATTATTGTTGTACTTATCTTCTCGTTCAATACTCTACCCTGATTAGCACTTAATGCTGCTGTTACACTTGTGCTTGTCAGATTATCTATTACTTCTGTTATTGCTCTAGTATTACTATCATCTGGAGTTGCATATAATTCATTCTCGTTTATTTCTCCATTTGTTTTAGTTTCTTCATATTGATCTTCACTTAAATAGTTTATTGTTAATTTTTCTAAATTAGTTTCTGTTGCCATATACCCTCATTTCTATTTGTTAGTAGCCTTTTTCTTTTTAGGCTTTACTATTGCTGTTTCAACATTATCAAGTTGTATGTCTGCTGTTTCAACAACTGGTTTTTTCTTTTCTACTTCTACTTCTATAAAAGGTTTGTTATTACTTGAAGCATTACCTTTTAATAATATATCAATTCTTTCTTGTGTTAATTCAACACCTGCTTTATTATATGCTTCGTTCATATCTTCGCCTTTTATAATATCTTTATTTAATAAATAGTCTTTGTAGTTTATTAAAGCTCTTACCTTCATATTTTCTTCCTCCTTTATTTGTACCTTTAATAGATACTAGAACAAGAACAATAAAAATATTATTTTCTATCTACTATCTATTAATTTATATCGCCAAATATAACCGTATGCTTGTTTATATTTCCCTTCACAACAATACATTATATTTTCTTTTTTATAATTAGTGTTTAAAGTGATTTCTCTTAAATTAAACCACTTTTTAATAAAGTTACCTTCCAAATCATACTGAAGAACATTATATTTTGTTTTAATCCTGCTTTCTCTTTCTTGTTTTGTGCCATAATTCATATTTTCTTTATGAGTGCAGAACTCAAGATTATTGACACAATTATTATGTTTGTTTTCATCTTTGTGGTTTACTTGTTTCTTATTAAATGGATTATCTATAAACGTTTCTGCTACTAATCTATGTATTGCTATAGTTTTTCTTTTACCTTTATTACATAAAGTAACTTGTTTATATTCTCCATTACTAGGTTTTAATAAGTTGTTTGTCCTTAAACTTTTAACATTTCCTAAATTACTTACTTGATATAACCCCTCATAATCTTTAATGTCTTTCCAAATTTCCATATTTCACCTCCCAAATAAGTGTTAAGGGAGCAATTTGGGTACTCCCTTATCGCTACCATAGTTTTAAAGAGTTTGTGTATTCCTCTTACTACCTACTAGAGATAGTGCTATGATTAAAATAAAAAAAGATTTGAATTGTGGACTTACATGTTACTAGGGGAAAATAACAATGCCACAAGTTAATTATACTATTTGAAGCTTTTATATTAAATCATCACTTTGAAAATTATCATAGTAATTATTAATATAGCTTTCATATTCTTCTATATTTCTTCCATCAGGATTTTCATGTAATCTTTTAATGCATTCTTCTTTAGAAGTGTCCATATAAATTACTTCATCTATACCTAAACTATCACACAATCGTTTTCTATTCATTACATATGGTTCTGTTGATAGAATATAACAATTAACCCAACTTCCAGTTCGCATCTTTATTTGTTCCATCAAACATTCCCTTAATGCGAATGCTACTGGCTTTAGCCTATTAGGTTTTACATATCTATCATTAATACTGATTGCTTCCCATAGATTATCAAAATCTAATATTAAATCTTCTTGCCCATTAGCATTTTCCTTTACCCAGGAACTTTTTCCACTGCAAGACGAACCAACAATTAGATATACTGACCTTTTATATGAACAAAAGCGTTTTTCTAATTTATTATGGCATTTAAAACACACTATTTGAATATTATCTTCACTCAATGAAATGTTTGGATCATTTACATTTTCATCAGTCAATGGGATTTTGTTGTGGTGTGGAATTGTATCATTTCTCTTTAATAATACCTTTCCACATTCTTCACATTTTAATTCTCCGTATTGATTAATCCTTTTATGCATTAATAATGTTTTAAAATCATAAAACTCTTTGGAATTATAAAATTGCTTCTTATTTTGAAAATATCTCATAATCTTTAACTACTTTCATCTGGAGTACAATATAATTGGTTTTCATCAAGTTCTCCATTTGCTTTTAATGTTTGATATTGTTCTTCTGTTAGATAATTTATTGTTAATTTTTCTAAATTAGTTTCTGTCGCCATAACTAACCTCTAATCAGTTGTTTTTGTGTATTCTAATATAACGTAAGCTGTATGTGCACTTCTATCTTCACCAGTTCTTATTGTAACAACTATATTTCCACTTGTTGTTTCAGCATATAATGAAACACACTTTCCAAGCGTAGTTGGATGAACATAAGGGAGAAAATATTGAGTTGTTCCGTTTGTAGTAACACCTGAAGCTCTCGTTACAAATATTTCTCCTTGTGCAAATCCAGTTTGAACATAACCAATAGCTGCATTAGGCAGATTTCCAAAATTAATTACTTTTCTATAAATCGGTTTCCCATCTATCCATACTTTATTTGTTTTTACTTCGCTAGTTGAATATACTTCATTTTCAGCTTCGCCACTTCCAGCAGTAGCACTTAATACACCATTTTCATCAATACTTAAATTTTCGCCTACTTTGATACCACCTAAAGTGTCTGCACTAGCAATAGGTAATTCATAACTTGAACCTCCTTCACCACTGCTCCCACCGTTACTAGCTATCTTATTACTTCCTAAATATAATGCCATTAATCAACACCTGCCCATCTTTTTATAGTTGTTGCACTTCCTGTGTCACCTTTTAATTGTTCATAACTCATAGTTGTAACTACACTTCTTAATGCTACAAATTCTATTTTTGTGCCTACAACATCAATTGCGTTGACTAGCTCTATATTGTTACCATTAATGCTATATTCACTACTATTTAATTTAAATCCATTAATATAAACATCTAATATATCTAAATCACTTCTATAAGTTGTGCTGTTTAACGTTATAGGAATAATAGATATATTAGTTTCAGTAGTTATATAAATTCCATTATATTTTTGATAATAATTTATACTTTCATTCATATTTACCACCTTTTAATTACTATTGAAGATCCACCAGAACCCCCATCGCTTGCTTCACTCCACAACTCCCAAGCTGGAGTGTTATTACATCTATAAATATCTTTTTTATCTCCTACTGTGTAGACATCATTTTCATTCGCCAAGCTTTCATTACAAATCAAACGTGCACAACCAGCTTCTTCAAAACTAAATAAATACATTTCATCGTTATAATTGTAAATTTGGTTATTGTAATCATAAAAAGATATACTATCAAATCCACCTGTTATGTAATAATTACTATCGTTTGTTGTTGGCTGAATAGGTAATGAAGACCAACTTTTATACTTCAAGAAAGGCACATTACCATATAAATACATATTATCTGTTGTTAACGAATAAGAACTATCATAAACACGATATTTATAGAATGTTGTATCTTCTGTTATTAGTTGTAAAGTAGTTGTATCACTTATAGCTGATGTTCCCGAAGCTCCTACTTTGTAAACTTCCCCAACATAAGCTGCATAATTACTACGTCCTGCATAATATACAGGTTTATCAGGATCATATTCTATATGAAAGAAGAATGTAGTATATGTACTTGCTTTATTTTGAGCAACACCTATTTTTATTAATTCGGGGTAATTTGTACAAAATCCAAATCCTTGATCCCCATAATCAGTAACTCCACCCATACTTGAATTAAATTCATACAACCAATATTTCGCTCCTGCTTTTAATGAGGCAACAATTCCACTAGAGCAAGCTACACTTGATGTTCTAGTTTTAAATTTTGTTACCGAACTACCATAAGAGTAATGATTTGATGTTTGTGTACCGCTTGTTTGTCCTGTTGTTGGTAATTGGTCTACTGAACTAACATATCCTTTATAATGTAGCAAGTCAGATACAGGAATAGCCTCTATTTTTTCTTCTACATAAGTCGTATCAACAAAATTACTATCGTTTGTTAATTCGCTTGTTTTTTTAGGTATATTCAAAGAAGCAATATCTTCTTCTGTAAAATAGTCAGTCCCTTTTACTGGTGTATAACCAGCTTCTCCTTGAATTCCTTGTTCTCCTTGAACACCTTGTATGCCTGGTTCTCCTCTAGGAATAACAAAATCAAGTATAGCGTTTTGATTTGTTCCACTATTTGTTACGCTTGCGTTAGATCCTGCTTCTCCTGTTGTTGTTGTACCTACTTCAATAGTTGCAGCAGTACCTCCACCTGTTGAACTTAATACTCCATTGCTATCTATCTCTAAATTATCTCCCACGATTATTCCACCTAGTGAGGTTTTACTAGCAATAGGTAAATCATGATATTTATAATTTCTTAATCTTCTTATTAAATATTTTCCATTATCAACTTTTACTATTATCTTTGTTGTACTTGATAAATCTTCTGGAATAGTAAAGCCTATATAATCGCTATCATAATTATCTGCCCTAACTCGCATATTCATTGTTCCATTTGTAGAATATAATGAATAAGGCATTTTAAATGTTAAATAATTATCTGTTGTTAGTAATACCGCAGAATTTAATATAGAACCGTCAACTTTAGTGAATTCAAAATATGGGTTTGTTACATCTGGTATATATACTTTTAATTCAATAGTGTTGTCGTTACTAGATATATTCGCATAATTTAATATGCTAGGTGTTTCTCTAACATCTATATTTAATAAATTTCTGATAGTATCACCTTCTTTTTTGCTATTTATAATTAACTAATTTTTAAAAGAATTATTTTGTAGTTATAAGTTGTATCTGAACTAACATTTGAATTTACTTGTATTTTTGTTCTAAAGAAATCTCCAAAGAATAAAACTGACATATGTTGTGGTTCTTCTCCTGCATTTTTTAAAAATCCATATATATATTGGTTTGATAATCCAAATGTTTGAGAAAGAACAACAGAATTATCTTTTGTAAATCCTTCGGGAAGTTCTAAATCTACCCAACCAGTAGTGTTTGAACCACTGTTAATAGTTGCTTGTCCACTTAAAATTGCAAAATCAGCTTTTGAATAAACTTCATAAGCACATTTGCTATCACTAAATCCTTTTACCATAAGCATTCCTCCTATCAAATAAGCAATAAATAATATTGCTATTAATATTTTTGCTTTCATAAATCACTCCTTATCTAATTTTTGTTTTAATTCTTCAATTAAATCTTGGAGTTCCTTTTCGTCTTATAATTTTATTGGTTTATGGGTTAGATAGGTATTAGAGGTATCTATCGACAATCGTCATTGCTGTCCCCATATAATTACCAACCATTTTTTTGTTCTGCCATCATTTTTCTTAATTCTATTTCAGATTGTTTAAACTCGTAATTATCCCAATCATTTTTCCATTCTTCACGGTCTAAATTCTTTAACAACAAGTGAATAGCTGATAAATTCCCATCAACTTCTTTTGTTGTTATTTCAGTATATTGAGTTTTATTTCCTGTCACTTCATCTTTTTTTAGATAAGTCTTTTTAGTTTCTAAAGAATGTTTGGTCGCTTGTCTTACAAGTTCTCCTCTTAAATCAATAATTAATTTTGCTTTAGCACCTTTAATAGTTTCTTTTAATTCGTTTTTTTCTTTATGGGCATTAAATGCACTAACTGAAATTCCTAATGCTTCACACACTTGTTTTTCGGTTGCTCCATTGCTTAACCATTCTTTAATCTTATCTAACTTTGGAAGTATAGTAGTATCGTAGACAGATTTTCTCCCTCTAGCTGCCATAAAACCACCTTATTGTTTGATTAAATTATCAGTACTTACAGCAGTACATATTCCAGTTACATCTAATACTGCTCTTTTTCCGTTTAA